GCTTACCGCATCTGCTCTGTACTCTTTCGGCAGCGCCTCGCCTCTGCATACATATTTCATAAATGCTTTGCGGTATTCCATGCTGCCGTATTTGTCGTCGTTATCGCCCTCGCCAGCTGCTCCCTTGAAATTTCTAAGCACTCTCTGCTGTCCGCTGCCGTCTCCCTCTCCGTCGCCTACGCTTTCGCCTGCTGCAATTCTCGCAAGCAGTGCGCTACGCTTTTCTGCTGCTGCCTTAATTGCCGCTCTCTCTTCCTGTAAAGCTGTTACCTCATTCTCCAGCGCTGTAATTTCTTCCTCTTTCAGCTCCGCTGCTCTTGTGGTAAGCTCGTTTTTAATTGCTGCTAATCTTTCCTCAATTTCTTTTAATCTCATTGTTATGTTTCCTTTCTGGTCTTGGATTTTATAAGCTCGCTCTAATCTTTAGTATTGCTGCCCGCCTCTTAAGCAACTCCTGCCGCTCCCGCTCGTAACTCCTACTCGCAAAAGCACGGGCGCTTATTTCAGTATCTCCGTTTGCTGGAATGCTCACGGCTGATACATCATAAACCTTTTTGATTTTCAAAATTGTTCTTGTATGTGTTTCTCTGTCGTAGCTTTCCTCTGCCACTGTAAACGCCCATGACATTTTAGTAATCATTCCTGCGCTTATGTCTTGATATAGCCCACGGGCTAAGTCTGTCCGGCTTAAGTCTGCTGCCACGAAAAGCCCCTTTACGTCCGGCTCTAAAATCAGCGTATTATTTGACTGTCTGGCAAATACTCTGCCCTCATGGTCGTACTGCATGATAACGTCGCTCATGTCTGCGCTGTCTAATGCGTGTGCGTCTATTCTTTCGTAAATCTTTGTGCCGTCCTCAAACTCATATAAAAGGTATGGCGCATTAAATGTAGTGGCGTAGCCCTCTACGTAGCACTCCGACTGTATACGCTTTTCGCCGGAACTCTGCGCTACCAGAGGCGCTACCAGCGTTCTATATTCCCGCTCTTTCTTAACTGGCATTATTTACACCCTCTTTCTCTTCCTGTCCGTTCTGCGGCTCTTCTCCTGCTGCTGGTTCTGTCTGCTGTTGTACTTGCTGTACGATAACTGGCTGCTCACTTCCTTTGTGCAGCTCGCTTACCTCTGTATATTCCTTTCGGATATAATACTTTTCCCCGTCCTCAACGTGTGCCATGTTCCATATATCCATTACGCCGTTTCTGTTCAGTAACGCACGGTCAAAAAGCTGTGTGCTTACGCTTAACTTTGTGGCGTTGCTGGCGTATTGTAGGCGGTTTGCAGAAAAGAAAATAGCATTGCCGCAGGCTCTTTCTCTCTCTGTAAAGCTCATATTTGTCATAACAAGCGATAGCTGTATTGCAAACGGTTCTATTTTCCCCTCGTAGTAAGCGTTCCACGTATTTTCATCGAATTTATTTTGCAGAATATCCATATTTGTACCAAAATGCGTACATACATTTTCCTGTATGTGCTGCATCTGCAATGCGTTTGGTGTATACGGTTTGCTTTCTACCTGTTTCAGTTCACTAAACTTGTTATCATAAATAATCATGCCGCTATCGTTGTCAGCGCTTAAGTTATCCTCTGTAAAGCGTTTCCGCTCTTTCTTTATATCCTCTGGTTTCAGCATATTTGCCACCTTTGCCAGAAAACGGATATTTGCAGAATTTTTTACAGCGTTTATAATTCCCTCATTCTGCGTATGTATCAGCTGCATAGTTGGTGCAAGTGTGCTGTTGTCCTCTCCGAAAAGGTCGTCTTTATATTCAAAGTCTGTCATAATGCCTACACGCTCAAACTCAATAGCGCCATAGCTGCCATTTGCAAACAGATACCGTAAATATAATTGCCCCTCACTCTCTACCACCTCGCAGCGTTCAGCCCGCAGCGGATACCAGCCACATAAGCGCCCGTATTCGTCCTCGATAGGTATAATAAAAGCGGTGTGTTCCACCGCTACATACGTTGCCAGACGCTTTATAAATTTTGTTGTATCCATGAAGTAGTTGGGTTTATGCTGCAATGTCTTTTCCAGCGATTTAAGGGCGCTGCCCTCTATCTCCGGCTTTAGTTTGCTGCAATGTGTAGCAAAATTATTTATAGCCGTTCTGGTTAAATCCATTTCATACACGCCGCCGCTAAAGCTGGTAAACGTCGGGCTGTATCCGTTCAGCATTTTGAAATAATTACCTATGGCTTTTAATTCTTTGCCATGGAAAAGATAGTCTAAAAATTTCATGCCGTTTACACTCCTTTCTATGCGGCATTTTTAAGCAGCTCGCCGCACTCTTCCCAGTATTTCTGCCGCACGGTCATTGCATCTATGACAGATACAAAGCCGTCGATATGCGCCCGCTGCTCGATTTTTATAGGTCTGAATTTTCTTGTTTCCATGTTGTGCTTAAGCGCAACATTTAAGAAATGTGTCTTTAGTAAATTGTTGTCGGCAATCTTAAAATCGCCGTCTTTTATGATGCCCTCAAACTCCCGTATAACTGGTGTAAGGTTTTCGCCTTGGTAAACGTCGTCCATGTGAAAGCCATAATTTGCCATATCGGTAATAAGGTACTGGGCGCTGTATCTGTCGTAGCCGATTTTCAAAGGTCGTATGCCGTAATCTTCCAGCAGCATAGTAAACCAGCCGTAAACGTCGTGGTAGTCTACGTAATTCTCGCCGCTTAAGGTTATCAGCCCCTTTTTAACAAATATGTCATACGGCACACCGTCCGTAGCCTGTAAGTATTCCAGCCTGCCCCGTGGCATAAAGAACTGCGTAAACGCATACAGCGTGCCGTCTTTCTGAATAACCACACTTGCTGCCGTTAAGTCCGTTGTCTGGCTTAAGTCAATACCGCCCACTGCGTAGCAGTCCCTAAAGTCCTCTAAGGTCTTTTCTACTCCGGCGTTCTCTACTGTCTGATATTCCAGCCATGCAATAGAGCTGTTCTGCTTAATATTGCAATACTTTGTAAGAAACTCTGCTTTTTTACTTAAGCTGCCCTCTGCTACGGCTATCTCGTCCATAAAGAAACTTTCTTTTACGGATACACCCATGTTAGGGTTAGCCTTTTTCAGTTCGTCTATGTCGTTCCACTTCTCCACATCATCAATCATGTAAAGGAATGGTAATAGCCTGCGCTCTTTGCTGTTTCCTTTTAAGAAACTTGTGCTACGTTTCATTAGTTCATCATAAATACTGTCGTTGATATATCCGGCAGTGCTTATGCTCAATATCATAGGTTGAGTACGTGCGCCTAAAGCGGATTTCATAACCTCATACTGCTTTAGTCCCGCGTCCCCGCTCCATGCTGCCATTTCATCACATACCACAAGCTGCGGGTTAAATCCGTCTGACTTCTTGGCGTTAAAAGCAATCGGTTTTATTACCGTGTTGCTCTCCGCAATATAAATATCGCTGCGCCGTTTCTTTGCCAGCTCCGCTAACTCGTCCTCTGCCTGTACCATTTGATAAAATCCGTCATACACCAGCGCCGCTTGGTCTAATTTCGGCGCTAAGCAGTATATTTCTTGTCCATACTCCGGCTCTAAGTACGCCATATATGCAATAATCGCAGATGCAAATAAACTTTTTCCGTTTTTTCTGCCAATTACAATAAAAATTTCACGGAAAATACGTATTTTTTCTGCGTCCTGTATGCCAAAAATAACAGAAACTATGGCTTTCTGCCATAGCTCCAACTTGATTAAATCATTACGTCCCTTGCTGTGGTGGCAAAAGTTCTCTATGAACCGTATAGCCTTATTTGCAGCCTTTGCATTAAAAAAATACTCCTGCTTTTGCAGCCCGTTTATAATGATTGCGTATATTTTCTTTATCCATTTTCCCGCTATGATTTCGCCGCTTGTAATCTTTGCGTGGTACTCATAGATATAATTTCGATAAGGCGGCAATATTGCTTACTCTTCCCGCAAAGCCGCCAGCCTGCTTGTCTTTCGTTTCGCAGCTGGTACTAATTCCGTAAGCTGCTTAATCACTGCTGCATAGTTCTTACTAAGCGCTATGTAAGTTTCTGCCTCTGGGCTTTTCTTTGTCCCCCACTGGTTCTGCCCGTTCTGGTACTCACTCGTCCAGCCGTCTTTTTCAAGTTTCGCCTGCAAGTCGTCCAGCTCAACGCTCATAAATGCAGCCTTTTCTATCAGCGGCGTTACTAATTTTCTTTTGTTTTCGTCTAAGTCCTTGAAAATACCCTTAAGTCTGGTCTTTTCGGTCTTTATCCTCTGTTCTTTGGTTTTCTCTTTCTTTGTTGCCATTCCTTTACCCCGCTTTCCATTCCTGCGCCGCACCACACCCCCTACACCACCCGTGCGCACGCCCGTAGGGTAATTTTAGGGTATCCCCCTCGGTATTCGCCCCCTTTAATTATTTTTCTGATATGGGGGGAGTATGCCGCCGTTCTCGTCGAACTGATACCGCTTATGCCTCTCCTGTTTGTGGTGTTCCTTGTTGTGGCAGTCTTGGCACAACGCCTCTAAGTTATCCCAGCACAACGTAACGCTTATGTCGTTTATGTTCTCTCTGTTAAGCCAGCGCTTATGATGCACTATCTTTGCGGGCTGCCCGCAGCGTTCACAAATATAATCTTGTGACATTAAATAAGCGGCTCTGGTTTTTTCCCATGCCGCTGATAAATAAAAACTCTTAGCCCATGCTTTCATACTGTCCCCTCTCTTTCTTCATTCCCCAGCGCCCTAAGTTTCATGCGCTGGGTGGAGGCTAAAGAATGAATAGAAAAAGAGTAGGCAACTGCTGCCGCACATGGCTTAAGCTATCGCCTACTCATTTCATGCTACCATTGTATCTCTTTTGTTTTCCCATGTAAACACCACGTTTTTACCACGATATTACCCGCTGCTGCTCTGTTATCATTTCTCTTACTGGCACGCCTGCTGCTCTTAGCTGCTCGTATATACTCCTTATCTCGTGTCTAAACCAGCCTACATACTGCATTGGTACTGGCTGATATTGCCGCCCCATAAATGGGTTATCTGCATACGCTGCCACCTGTGAAAACTCATATAGCAGCAGTGGCTTACTCTGGTCTAATAATAGCCGCAATATATATGCTGTCGTTCTTCCGTGTAGCCGTCCCTCTGGCGGCTGCCATATCCCAGTTATTATATATAACCTCTGCCACTCGTAAAGCTCAAATCCTAACGCCTGCTCTATATGCTTTATCAACCTGTCTGCCGCCTGCTGTTCTCTCGCTGTTTCCCGCTTTCTTTTTATCCATGCTTTTATTTTTTCAAACACTTACTTTACCCTCTCTTCGTCAATCCCCCACAATAATACTGACAGCTCGTTTATGATGCCCGTAACCCAGCGCCTCGGTGTGTTCTTTCCTGTGTCCAGTTCCTCTGCAATTTCCGCATAGTCCATACCCTGCATGAAATACATTTCAAAAGCCTTGTACTCTACGCCTCTGCCTGCTGCCTCTCTGCGACGCTCTATCTCTTCTACTGCCTTGTCTATATGTGCTGTCATTATCAATGTCTTAAAGCGTGTGCGTCTGATACTCTCTAAGTATGTACGCTGCTGCTCGTCCGTCATGCCCTTAAGCTCTAACTGCTGCCCGTCGCTTATGGCGTTCTCGATATGAAAAACCGCATCACGGTAACATTTCATAAGCGTAAAAGTGTTGTGGTATTTCTCTTTCTTCCTCTCCTGCTTTTCCTGTCGTTTCAGTTCCGTTATTGCAGCCTTTGCCTGTTTCTGCATCAGCTCTGTTAATTCGCTTTCATGCAGTTGTACCCAGCTTTCAGCCTCTGGCGGCATTTCTACCCCTGCCGCCGCTGTTGTCTTTGTTTCTTCCTGCTCCATGTTCTGTACCTCGCTTTCTGTTAATTAAACGGCAGCTCTTCGTCTGCTCCCTCTGGGATATTCATAAACCCGTCACTCTCCGGCAGCTGCTGCCCTCTCGCCTCTGCCTCTGCTTTGCTCTCTCCAAAGCCTACGCTATTTGCCACAACCTCTGTGTAATATACCTTACTGCCCGTGCGCTGGCTCTCGTAGCTGCCTGTTTTAATCTTGCCAGTAACCTCTGCCCTACTGCCTTTGCTTAACCATTTCTGCGCCCATTCCGCAGTACGTCCGAAACACTTAATATTTATAAAATCTGTGTCTTTCCCGTCGTCTACCGCAAGCGTAAAGCGGGTAATAGCTGTGCTATTGTCCTGACCGCCATATCTAAGCTCTGGCTCTCTTGTAAGCCGCCCTGTAAGTGATACGTTATTCATTCTCTCTGCCCCTCTCTTCCAGTTTGTCCAGCTTTGAAAATATAGCCAGCAATTCCAGTGCTATAATTCCCAGTAAAATATTAGTCATTTTCTACCGCCTCGCTTTCTTCTCTCAATCCCGCTGCCATATTGCTAAACGCCGCTGCTACGTTCTCGCATAATGTCGCCAGTGCTGGCTTTATACTCTGCACCCAGCTGTTAATAGCTGCCGTCAATGTTTCTGCTGCTGTTGGCAATGTTTTATTTATCTGTCTTGCCATTTTTCTTGCAAGCCTGCGCTTTTTTCGCTTGTCCAGCTCTAACGGCGGGTTTACTCCGTGCTTTTTCTTGTAGTTCTTTTTCCACTGTCTGTATTTCATTCCTTGCGCCCCTTTCTCCACATTTTATACGGCAGTAGCCATACTGGCGCTGTTATTATCAACACCGCTTTTGCTGTGCATATCGTCACAAATACTGCTACGTCTACTGCTGCCTGTCCAATTTCTTCCACTGCATCTACTATGCCGTCCATATACTCAAACATTTACTACCCCGTTTTCCTGCTTAATCTCAATATTTCTGCCGCCTCGCTGTTTTATGATTGCCTCTACGTGCAAGTATGCAGGCAGCATAACCACGCTGCCTGTTCGTAACTGATATTCTACGCTTTTCCGCATCTTCTCGTATTGCTCTGCCTTGCAAAACGCCGTACAGCCCAGAATAATTGTAAATACCTGTGCTTTCTTCTTTTTCCGCTGCCGTCTATTCATGTTCTGCCCCGCTTTCCGTGTCCGTTTCGGACACCTTACCTGTATAGTCTGTTACTCTGATACCCAGAATACAGTAGCCCTCTGTAAGCCCTGTATAATCTTCCAGCATATAAATAATATCTGCATCAATCGTGCGCCCTGTATGCTTACCGTCCTTAAATTCCAGCATTTTAAGGCTGTCGCCCTGTTTATAGCCTCTGTCATTCTTCCGCAGCTCAAAGCTCTTTTTCCCGCTTATTACGTCCTCGTAATAAGATGCCGCTATTTTTATCTCATGCTGCTTATGTTCTGTGTTTCCCTCGCTTGGCAGATGCTCCATTTTTTCTGCGTCTGCCCGCTCCTGCAATTTCTTCTTTGTCTGGCGGTCTATAGCGTCCTGCTCTTCGCTGTACCGCTGTTCGTCCGTCTTTTCAGCCTCTGCCTTGTTTATGTACTGGTCGCATTTCTGGCACGTTCCCGTTTTTACGTTGCAGTCCTTGTATTTCTGGCAGGAATAGCACAAAGACGTTATGCTTTCTGGGTGCGGTGTCTCGTAATCGTCGCCCGCCTTTTTCTCGGCTACTTTTTCCGCTATCTCTTTTGCCCTTACGTTCTCGCCTGCTGCCGCTTTCTCTGCTATTTCTCTCTGCTCGTCCTCTCCCAGTTTTGCTGCCTCATACGCTGCTGTAATTCCTAATTTTCCCTCTTTCAGTTGCTCTTTAATCTCTGGCGTAGCATTGTTGTTGATTGCGTCCATTCTGGCTACGTTTGTGCTGCTTTCGTTTATCATAGCCGCCACTAAATCACGCATTTTGCCTTGTATCTCTAAGCCGTCCTCTTCCTTGGCTCTGATAAGTGCAGCTTTTGTGCGCTCTACTAATCTGGTTTTTTCATAGGCTGTAAGTTCCTGCGTATATCCGTTGCCCGCCAATAAGCGCAGCTCATACATTGCCTCGCTCATATCCATAAAGCGGTAAAGCACTTTCTCATACTCCTTATGCCCCCGCTCTAAGTTCAAAATATTTGCCGCATTACGTCTGTGTCCGTCGATTATACGGTATTCCCCATTTACTCTCGCCAATACTGTAGGCTGTTCCTGTCCTACGTGTAAAAAGCTGTCTGCCAGCTCTTCTATGTTCTCTAATTTCTGGTGTGTATTCTCCTGCGCTGCCTTTACCTCATAAGGGCTTAAATAAATCTCTTTGTATCCCTCTGTCTGTGCCTGTTGCCCTGCCGCTTTCGTCTTTGCGTTCAGAATGTCGTTAATGCCAAACTTTGCCATATTCTCTACCTCGCTTTCTTCTCTGTTCCCGTTCCCAGTCTTAAGCAGCCGCCGTTTTTATATGCCATGCACTTACTGCCGCTGCATCTTACAAACAAATTACGCACATTCCTTGCACCGTTCCTGTAATCTACCTGCATACTGCTTTTGAACGGGCAAAACCGTTTTTCTTTATCCATGCCCGCTACCTCTCTTTCCCTGTATACGCTGTTACAAATTTCTTGTATCCCTGCGCCGCTCCGCAGCATGGGCTATACTCATAAATCGGCTTACGCATGAAAGTATTTTCTGCTACTTTCTTGGAATACCGAATAATACCCAAAATATTAAAATCTGTCTTTTGTTCCAGCCACTCTACGCCTGCTGCCTCGCCGTCTGTGTTCTGGTATGACGTAATCAGCACGCCTGCCAGCTTTAATGCTGGGTTAAATGCCTTTGCGTCCTCTATCTGCTCTGTCACAATGTCCAGCCCCTCTAAAGCGTCCTCGTCCACCTTTACGGGTACTATTACCTCGTCCGTGATTGCCAGCGCATTTACAACATTAAGCCCAATATCCGGCGGGTTATCAATGATGCAGTAATCATACTTGCCGTATATGGTGCAATCTCCGTAATACTGCATCTTTGCATATACCAGTGCTTTATATCTCTCTATCTGGTTTTCGCTGTCCTCTTTGGTTAAATTCCATGTAGCCCCAAATAATGACATATTCGCCGTTACAATGTCGATACCCTCATACTCTGTATGCTGTATCAGCTCGTCTGCGTTTTCCCAGTCCCCAGCCAGTAGCCTTGTAACTGGTGCTACGTTCTCTGCATCATATCTGCTGTACGCCTTGCTTAAGTTTCCCTGCTTATCGTTGTCAATCAGCAGCACCTTATAACCTCGCCTGTAAAGCTCATACGCCATGTTTGCCGCTGTAAAGGTCTTGGCTACGCCGCCCTTTAAATTCAAAATGCTTATTGTTTTCATTCTTTGCCTCTCTTTCCTGCGTCGCCCCTAACGCATGGTTACTGTTTCCTGTTCTTTTGTAAGCTCGTCTGAATGTAATAAATACTGCTCTATCAGCTGCGCTGCTGGCTGCCAGCCGTAGCAGACGGCGGTATAATAGCCCTGCTGCCGCAGATACTCTAACCACTCTTTCTGTTTCTTGGTCGTCGTGTTCTCGCCTGCCTTAAGCTCTATGTAAAGCCCATGATACCCAGCCCTTGCGGCTGGTAGCATAATGTCTGGCACGCCAGCCTTTACGCCCTGCCTCTTAAGCACCGCTGCTGTTGCTTTATCACGTTTGCCGCCGTTTGGCACATGATACATATATTGCAGTTCCGGCATAATCTCTGTTCTGTATGCAGCCCAGCTAAATAATGCCTCTTGATGCCCGCTTTCGTCGTCCAGTCTAAAGTTTCTCATTTTCTCGCCTCGCTCTCTGCTTAAATTCTACATACTGGCAAATTCTAAAAAGTAGCCCGTCCTTATGCGGCTTGCTGTTCTCTATCGCCAAAAGCGTTATTGTTTCCTCGCTTTGTAGTCCTGCATTTCCCAGTACGTCCCAGCGGCATATATCGTAGTATCTGCACCGCAGGCAGCAGCGCTTACAGTCCTTGCCTTTCTGGAATAACCAGTATTTAATTTTTTCTATCATGTTTTCTGCCCTTTCTGCTGCCGCTGTCTTTCCAGCTCTCTTGCTGTTCAAAAATAGCCGCCGCAATTCTAAACGCCAGATATGCTGCCACAATCAGCGCCAGCAGTCCGGCTATTATCAACACTGCTGCAATGGCAATGCCCTTGATTATCTGCATTTCAGCCCCCCCTATCTGTTATTTTTACTAAGGTGTATCTTAAATACCCATAGCCGTAATACTCTGGGCTGTGTACCCCCATGCTTACGCTGTTCTTGTCCACGTAATAGCCCTTTATTGCCTTTGGCTCTTTCTTGAAATACTCACGGTCTGAAATTATGTGATACTCTGGCTCTGGTCTTACTAAATTCTTGCTGCAATTCCAGCGCTTACCCTGTAATGCTCCGTCAGTACCCTTTTTGTGCGTTCCTGTGTACTTGATTAAATAGCTTGCCAGTTCTGCATAGTTGCCGCTGTCGTCCAGAGGGAATACCTTTACTCTGTTATGCCCCTCGTATGCCTTATACCAGCAGCGCTGTAAAATCTCTGTGTCAATTTTATTTACTACAAGGTGGTGATGCCTCGCACCTTTCTTGCCTATCTCCATAACGTGTATGTATTTGAACTCTAACCCTGCTTTTCTGTACTCCTTTCTGCACTCCCTCAAAAATACGTCTATGTCCTGCCGCATCTGCTCCGGCGTTCTGTCCGACTCTCCTTTCCTGCGGATATAGTCAAGCACTAAATGGTAGTCCCCATAGCCATAGTTTGCATTTATGAGTATCCTTAACTTTCTCTCTGCCTGTCTGGTGTTTACTTTCTCCTGCTCTTCTTTTGTTGGCTTTACCTTATCCCCTCTGCTGATACCTTTCTTTTTGTATCTGCTGGTAAAGTACCTCTCTATCTCTATCGTATTTCCCGCTTTTGTTACCCTCTCTACGTACGGCATATATCTACCTCTCTGTCGGTTCGTTAATACTTTTATCAAGTGTTAAAACGGGCTGCCTGCCCGTTAAATTTCTTGACTTTGCGCCATACATAGCTTATAATTTTTATAGTATTTCAAAGCTGTATAGCTTAGCGCCTATGGTGTTTCCCCACCGTAGGCGCTTTTATTTTTCATGTTTCCTGCCACTCTCTTATGCGGCTTAAGGCATACTCATAAGCCCGTTTATATGCAGCTGTGCAAGCGCTGGCGGTACAGCAGTTCTCATGCCCCATAAGGCTACATAATCTACGCTCGTAACAATGCTTGCACTTATGCAGCTTTGCGTAATCGCTCGCCGCCCTCTCCTGTCGCTTTTCCTCGTATTCCAGATGCTGCTTAATCTGGTTCGCATCTATAACCGTAATCCCCAGCATATTTGCTGTATGTATTTCTCTGTCCATTCCCTCTGTTATGCCGTATTTCACGCCGACAATAACAAGATCGCAGCCTTTCAGCAGCGCAAGCCCCGCAACCATGCCCCTTGCCCGCTCTTCCGGCTTTTTATCGTCCATGCACTGCGTCATATATAAATGCGGCGTAATTGGTGCTAAGCCCGCCTCTAACGCCTGCCGTGTCAGCTGCTGCGCATAATCTATGTTTCTGTCCAGCTCTGCGCCGTCTTTCGCCCTGTATGGGCTGCATATATAAACCTTTCTCATGCCTTTTTACCCGCTTTCTGTTGTGCCTCTGCCCGTGCCTGTTCATTTCCTGCCAGATATGCTGCTAAGCACATCAGCTCGTCTGCTCCCTTTTGGTCTATAAAATTACAATCAACGCAGCATTTACAGTACCCCGTAATCTGTAAATATCTGTCGTATACTTCCTGTGGTGTCTGGCACTGCTTTAAGCTGTCCACCATGCCTGCAAGCTGCTGTATTGCCTTTATGCCTGCCTCGCCGCCCTTTCCGTGTATCCCTACTGTAATCTGCCGCATTTTTGTTGCGCCGTCTGCTCCTAAAATTGTTTTACTCTTCATTTTCTGTCTCTTCCTTTCTTCTAATCAGCCGTACTGATACCTCGTAAGCTGTGCGCTGTTCTCTTTCTCCTGTGGCTGTGTCAAGTACCTTTTCATACTGGCGGCTCTGATACCGTCCCAGCAGCTCTACAGTGTCGCCCTGCTGCCACTGCGCTGCCTCGTCTGCCTGTTCCTGCCAGCAGATGCATGGTAAATAGCAGCTGCCGCCTGTAATCTCATTTTTTACCTTTACCGTAATATCAGTAATGTGCTTGCCTCTCGGCGTTTCTCTGTGTGTTGGCTTATTCGCTATAATGCCTCTTACTGCTACCTCGTCCTGCTCTACTGCCTTTTCTGATACCGCCACAAAATCTGCCAGAATATATACCAGCAGTCTACCGCTCTGGAAGTCCTTAAGCGTCTGCGCCTTGCCTGTCATTAAAAGCCTGCTGCCCTCTACAAATTCCTGCATAACGTCAAATTCTATACCGTTGCAAGCCTTGTATGGTACGTCCTCTGCAAATACTACCGTTACCTCGTCCGGCACGCCGCTTGGTCTTACTGTTTCCAGCTTTGCCATATAACCACAAAACGGCAGCCCGCATAGCTGCTTAATTTCCTTAATCTGTGTAAGCGTTCCTACCAGTCCCGCTGCGTTTTCCTTGATACCGCCACCTGTAAGCTCGTCCATGATTGCAGTATCTAAATCCCGTAAAAAATCCGGCTTTTTCTTTGTCATACTTCCTGTCCTTTCCTTTCCTGTATGTATATGGTGTAGTAAAGTGACATCTGCAAATCACTAAACTTATACTGTGCTGTCTGGTCTGGCTCTAATGGTTTCATAAGCCCCAGCTCTTTCCAGCGTTTGTGCGTTATCTCCGGCACTGCCCTAAACTTCTTTACCTCATGCTCTCTGTATTTTCGGTATTCCTCGCTTATCTCATGGTCTGCAAACGGTTTGAACGCTGCCAGATACCCTACGTAAACCTCTGCTTTTCCCTCGATAATGCGCAGGCGGTCTGAACTCTCCAGCGTGCCTATAAATTCCTCTACTGTCACTGTCTGCCTCTCCTATTTCTCCGGCATTTCGTACAGCCTCGGTATTACTGCTGCAAACGGCTGTACGTCCATGCCGCCCCTTACTATAGCTGCACCGCCAGCCGTAAACAGATAGCTTACGCACGCTTTCTGTATCTCGTCCAGAACCTCTAAGCAGCGCTCTTTTGTGGCATACTCTCCGATTTCCTCTAAACACCCGTCACTTATGCAAATTACGTGGCGCTTTTTGTCTGCCTCTGCGCCGCCTCTCTTTTTCTTTATGTCCTCATACTCTCCGTACTCTACGCAGGCGTAATTACCGCCCAGTCTATACAGCTTTTCTTTATTCTGGCTGCGTATGTATACCTCACTCATTGCCTGCCTCGCTTTCGTCCTTATGCTCTTGGTAGCCCTCTAAGTAGCCTATTGCCTCTACGTCAATGTCCTTGCCGTTCTTACCGTCGTTGTTTATCCGAATTTTTCCGTAGTAGGAATAAATGCAGCAGCCGTCATAGTCGTATACTCTTATACTGCCCTCTGTGGCTGCCTCTGGCGTTTCAATAACCAGTGGCTCTGCCTGCTGCATTTGCGCTGCTACCTGTTCGTCTGTTACTGGCTCGCTGTTCTTTCCTCTGTACCAGATAGCCAGCATAAACAAAATGATTGCCAGCACGCCTGCCGCCATAACGGCTGCGCACTGTATCAGTTTCTTAACTGCCTGTCGTTTTCGTTTTCTCATTTCCCGCCTCGCTTTCCTCTATCATTGCAGCCCTGCTACGCCGTTCTATCCCCGTAGCCATAAACGCTATTTTTATATCTCTTTCGTTAAATTCGTCGTAGTCTCTTACTGGTGCATCTTCTGGGAAAATCTTCTGTGCCTGTATGAAAGCGTCCATAAATGTACTTAATTCCTCATAAAATACGTTTCTGTAAAATTCAAACTCTAACTCTATTTCGATTTTCTGCGCTTTCGTGCAATATATGCCGATTTTCTGCCGCCGTCCGTATGGCTTGTATGCTGTTCTGTCAGATTTAGCACCCATGACCTTATACATACACTGCCGCAGCAGTTTTATTTCGTGCTTTCCGTTGTAGGAAAATATCGTATATTCATACTCTTCCTTTTGCAGTTCGTCTAAGGAATTTATACCGTTATCCTTAAGCAGCTTTGCAAGTTTCTTTTGCGCTGTCGTTTTCTCGCCGCCTACGCCCCGCTCTGCCAGCGCTTGCAGCTTTTTAATACGCTGTATTGTTTTTTCGTCCATGTATTGCCCTCTCTTCTGTAGCAAAATAGTAGTTGTCTACTATCAGCATTTTTTTACTGAAAAGGCACATAAGCCCCAGCGGTACGGTAATAACCGCTATTGTTATGTCGCCCTCTGTCGCCCATGCCGCCAGCACGGTAACTGCCAGCATTGCAAGCCCGTAGGCTTTCTGCTTAATGAAATACCAGCGGTGGGCTTTCTTTGCCTGCTCCCGCTGCCGCCTCTGCTCTTTTTTCTTTCGCATATCTGCTATGGCATCTGCATAGCCTCTCTGGTATGCGTCCTCTACTATCAATGCCTCTGCTGCCATTCTCTGCCTCTCTTCCTTTCGGCGGCGCTCTCTGTCTTTCCATGTGTGCCGCTCTCCTGTTCTGGCGTTTGGTTTTACCGTGCGGGCTGCTTTTCGCATTAAAAAGCAACTGAAAACCTGTTGACTGTCCACATACTTTCTGGCTGGTATGACCGCCGCTATTTTTCCACGGTATACAGATTGCAGCTATTAGCCTGCTGCCCTCTGCCGCAGGCTCGCCATGCCTGCTACGCAATGTGCCGTGTGGGACTTGAACCCACGACTTGCCGCTTATGAGGCGGCTGCTCTAACCAACTGAACTAACGGCACTCGTGGCGGCTGCTGCCGCCTATTCATCAAATAGGCTTAACTGCCTATTTTCCTGCTTTATATCCTCGTCTATGTCGTCTATATCCATACATTCATTGAAAACACTTTGCAGGCTCTTTGCCTTTTTCCATGTGTGCTGTATCTTCATTTCTGCCCGTACATACTCTGCTGCCATTTCTGGGTATCTCTTCATATTCTCTGCGGCGTGTCTCTCTGGCATGAACATACAAAACATACAACTACATCTACCGACGTATTCATAACATGGGTGCGGCTCTAACTTAAGTTCCTTACCTTGCTCAAACATTTTGCCTTTCTCATAATCTAAACATGGTCTGTACCAATGACACGTAAAATCAGCTATTCGTTTTGTTTTAAGCGTCGTGCTGTGGTATTCCAGTTCTGGCAGCTTTGCTCTTCCCGCACTTTCGTCCCTGCGTTCCCCAGATATAAATAAGCATCTTGTGCCTAACTGCGCTCTGTGTTGTCTTATCCATTTATCCGTTACCGCTGTTTTTAAATAAGCAGTGCACCAGCGATTTTTCATATCTGGAAATTTAAGACGTTCATTCAGCAATAAACCTAAAAATCCTCTCTCGTCTGATAGCAAAACTGGCTTAACTCCTATAAATTCCGCTACTTTGTAGAATAGTGATACATTTTCTGGATATTCGCACCCCGTATCGCAATAGAGTAGGTATATCTTTTCTTTTGGGAAATTCTTTATCGCCCAATAAAGTGCACCTGTGCTGTCTATTCCATTTGAGTAGCTCACTATTACGCTGGTATATTCCAAATCGCTTAATAGTCCCTCTGGTGGTATTATTTTTGTACGTGCCAT